GTTGGTTTTAGATGCTGATACTGATGGACGTTTTATCGGTGGATACCTAGAGTGTGTGGCTATCACTGACGCTATCTGGATGGTGACAGGTCACTTGTTTGGTGATGGTACTGCAACTCATAACTTTACGTAAGTTAGGGGGTAGCTATGGCTGATCAAGTTGGTTTGATTGGTGAAGACCTGGGGTGGACTGTACAAACTGCAGTCACCCTTGGGGATGGAACCACAACACACGTAGTCTGCACTGATGCAAGCACAGTCTATATTCATTGCAGCCATGCAATAGATATAAGTTTTACTGCTGCAGAAGCTGATGCTGGTGATAATGATTTAGAACTTGCTGCAGGACTACACAGTTTCATTGTACCAAAAGCAGTGGGCAATGCAACAATATTAAACTACAGACGTGCTAGTAGTACATCTACAACAGTGCGTGTAGTTTTATCTTAAACAATATGCAATCCTAACATAACGGGGTTGCATAACTATAAGTTGTACTTATCTTTTAAATATGTAAAACTATCCTCATAGATGCAAGTGCATCATAGAAGGAGATAAAAATGTTTAAACGTATATACAACTTTATAAAAGAATCACAAGAAAAAAGAATAGCTTACTGGCAACTAAATAATATGTCAGATAGAACACTAAAAGATATAGGGGTATCTCGTTCAGAGATATGGTATAAGGTATATGGCACATAATCTTACAGAGAAACAACAAAAATTTTTAGATGTTTTATTTACAGATGAGTGTAGGGGTGATCCAGTGGCTGCTATTAAGGTTGCTGGATATGCCCCTAATACCTCTTCTACAAAAATAACCTCAGTTTTACAAGAAGAAATTGCAGAGCTTACTAAAAAATTTATTGCTTCTAGTGGTTCAAAAGCAGCTTGGGCTATGTCTGAGGTAATGGCTAGTCCCACAGATTTAGGTAATAAAGAAAAGATAGTTGCTGCAAAAGATTTACTAGACAGGGCAGGTTTTGCAAAAACAGATAAAATAGAAGTAAAGGCTGCTAATCCTTTATTTATTTTACCAGAGAAAGAAGATGGGTAAAGTTCAAAGAACTTGGAGATTACCTAAACCAGATATCATTAACGGAGAAAAAATATGGTATCCTGTGGTTAGAGTTGGTAGAAAGATACCTTTTGGATATAAACAAGATCCTAATGATGAAGATATACTATTACCAATACCTGAGCAATTAGAATTATACGAAGATGCAAAAAAGCATTTAAAAAAATATAGCTACAGAGATGTTGCAAACTGGTTAACCACACAGTCTGGAAGAAGTATTAGTTACGTAGCTTTAAATGAAAGAGTGAATCGTGAGTCGAGACTTAAGAAAGATCTTGCAAACCAACGCTACTATGCCCAGCGATACAAAGAAGCGAGTGATAAAGCGAAAAAAATCGAAGACAGTATCAAACGTATCCAGGGTTCAACCAAAGAAGATATATACTGAAGAGATAGAAGAGCCTAAACAAAAAGTTATATTTAAAGCAAACGATGGGCCTCAAACTTCTTTTTTAGCTGCAACAGAACAAGAAGTACTATATGGTGGATCTGCTGGTGGTGGTAAATCATATGCAATGGTGGTAGATCCCATACGCTACTTTGGTAACTCACAGGCTAGTATGTTGCTTGTTCGTAGAAGCACAGAAGAGTTAAGAGAACTTATTTCTATATCAAAAGATCTGTATCCCAAAGCAGTGCCTGGAATTAAGTTTATGGAGAGGGACAAAACTTGGGTGTCACCTAGTGGAGCAACTCTCTGGATGTCTTATCTAGATCGTGATGATGATGTAATGCGTTATCAAGGTCAGGCTTTTAACTGGATAGGGTTTGACGAGCTTACACAATGGCCTACACCTTATCCTTGGAACTACATGCGTTCACGACTACGTGCATCAAAAGATAGTGACCTACCTTTATATATGAGAGCTACAACAAACCCTGGAGGTCCAGGACATCAGTGGGTAAAGAAAACCTTTATTGATCCTTCACCACATAATAAAGCTTTTTGGGCTACAGATATAGATACCGATAAAACTATTGTGTGGCCTAAGGGCCATAGCAGAGAGGGTGAGCCTCTGTTCAAACGTAGATTTATTCCAGCCACCCTCTTTGATAATCCATACTTATCAGAAGATGGTATGTATGAAGCTAACCTTTTATCTTTACCAGAACATCAACGTAGACAGTTGTTAGAAGGTGATTGGGATATTCAAGAGGGAGCAGCCTTTCCTGAATTTAATAGGAAAGAACATGTAGTAGAACCTTACGATATACCAAATAGCTGGGTTAGGTTTAGAGCTTGTGACTATGGTTATGGTTCTTATACAGGAGTTCTTTGGTTTGCTATAAGTCCATCAGAACAGTTGATAGTTTATAGAGAGCTTTATGTATCTAAAGTAATTGCTACTGATCTAGCTGATATGATATTAGAAGCAGAAAGTGGAGAAAGAATAAGATATGGCGTTTTGGATTCTTCTTTATGGCACAATCGTGGTGACACAGGCCCTAGTCTAGCAGAGCAAATGATTATGAAAGGTTGTAGGTGGAGACCATCAGATAGATCTAGAGGATCAAGAGTTGCAGGTAAAAACGAAATACATAGACGTTTACAGATTGATGAGTTTACTGAAGAACCAAGACTGGTATTTTTTAATAATTGTACTAATACCATTTCTCAGTTACCTTCCATACCTCTTGATAAAAATAACCCAGAAGATGTAAACACTAATGCAGAGGACCACTTATATGATGCTTTACGTTATGGTATAATGACTAGACCAAGAAGTAACATATTTGATTTTGATCCTGCTGTAACTAGAACAGGGTTTCAAGCTGCAGATGCAACATTTGGCTATTAAGGATATAATATGGCAGAAGAATTAGAAGATATGATCATGGATATGGAGGAGACCTCTTCCATTGAAGATGTAGAGGCAGAGGAATATTCTGATCCTAAAGCTGGTCAAATTGTAGCTTTTGTAAAAGAAAGGTATGAACGAGCAGAAACTGCAAGAGAAACAGAAGAACATCGTTGGATACAAGCATATAGAAACTATCGTGGTATATATGGACCAGATGTGCAGTTTACTTCTTCTGAAAAATCTCAAGTATTTGTTAAGATAACTAAAACAAAAGTTCTTGCTGCGTATGGTCAAATAGCAGATGTTTTGTTTGGTGGTAATAAGTTTCCTATTAGTATTGATCCTACTAGATTACCTGAGGGTGTAGAAGAAGTAGTAAACTTTGAAACAAACCCAGAACAATTAAAAGCTAAAGAGAGTTCACCAGAGTTAATGCCTGGGGAAACATATCCAGAGTTTAGAGAAAGACTTGCAGGTTTAAAAGATAATTTAGAACCTGTGATAGATAGAGTAGAACCTGGTTATGCAAAGACTCCTACATCTCCACAATTTTTTCCTGCAGAAGTTGCAGCAAAGAAAATGGAGAAAAAGATACACGACCAGTTAGAAGAATCTCACGCAAAGAAACACATGAGAGCTGCAGCATTTGAGTCAGCTCTTTTTGGTACTGGCATTATGAAAGGACCGTTTGCTGTAGATAAAGAGTATCCTAATTGGGATGAAAATGGTGAATACTCTCCTGTATTTAAAACAATACCACAAACTAGTAGCGTATCTATTTGGAACTTCTATCCTGATCCTGATGCAGCCACTATGGAAGAAGCTGAATATATTGTAGAACGTCATAAAATGTCTCGTTCACAACTGCGTGGTTTAAAAAATAGACCTTATTTTAGAAAGAATGCAATAGATAATGCTCTTAACTTAGGCGAGTCCTACATTAAAGAATGGTGGGAACAAGCTATGGAGGATGATGCACAGGAGTCTAGATCAGAAAGATTTGAGGTGTTAGAGTTTTGGGGCTTTGTAGATACAGAAATATTAAAAGAACAAGAGATAGAGATACCAAAAGAATTACAAGACACTGAGCAATTAAGTGTAAATGCTTGGGTATGTAATAGTCAAGTATTACGTTTGGTAATGAACCCTTTTACTCCTGCTTATATTCCATACTTTGCTGCCCCTTATGAGATGAACCCTTACAGTATTTTTGGTGTAGGTATTGCAGAAAATATGGATGATACACAGACTTTGATGAATGGGTTTATGCGTATGGCAGTAGATAATGCTGCACTGTCAGGTAACTTGTTGATTGAAGTAGATGAAACTAATCTAGTTCCTGGGCAAGACTTGTCTGTGTACCCTGGAAAAATATTTAGAAGGCAGGGCGGTGCACCAGGTCAAGCTATCTTTGGAACTAAATTTCCTAATGTAAGTTCTGAGAATATGATGATGTTTGACAAGGCAAGGGTATTAGCTGATGAGTCTACTGGTTTTCCTTCGTTTGCTCATGGGCAGACAGGCGTTTCGGGTGTTGGTCGTACCGCTAGTGGTATTTCTATGCTTATGTCTGCTGCCAACGGTAGTATTAGGAACGTGGTTAAAAATATAGATGACTATCTTCTTGCACCACTTGGCAAAGCATTCTTTAACTTTAATATGCAGTTTGACTTTGATCCAGAGATTAAGGGTGACTTAGAGATTAAAGCTCGTGGTACAGAAAGTCTGATGGCTGATGAAGTACGTAGTCAACGCTTGATGCAATTCTTGCAGATAGGACAGAACCCAACACTAGCACCGTTCTTTAGAATGGACTATGTGGTACGTGAGATTGCTAAGTCTATGGATCTTGACCCTGATAAGGTGGGTAACAATATGACTGAGGCTGCTATACAGGCAGAGATACTCAAGAAGTTTAAAGAGGCTAACCCAGATCCACCACCTCCACAACAATCACAACAGGGTGTAAATCAACCACCACCTCCACAGAGAGCACCTGCTGGCGCACAGGTAAGGGATACCCAAGGTAGTGGGGGAGGTACTATAGGAACAGGAACAGCGCCTCAGCCAGGAGAACAGGGCTTCTCAGGCAGTGAACAACCAATACAGTAATGAAACTAGTCGTGAATAATACATTAAAACCTTTTGTAAATAATCCTAAGCTATATAATCCTTTCTTAGAAGAGATAGCAGAACGGATTGCACTAACTCATGTAGCACTAGAACAGTCTAGAGAACCTGATGAAATATTTAGGTTACAAGGAGAAGTACGTGTGCTACGATCTTTGATGAGATTGAGGGATAAGATAAATGGCTGAACCAATAGAAAGTCAAATGGAAGGTTTAGATGCAGAAGGTAGACGTAGGCGTAGACCCAGTCAGGCTTATTTAGAAAGATCTAAAGAATCTAGTAAACAAATAGTAGAGAATGTAGCTGGTATGTTACCTGGAGTTGGTACAGCCATGACTGTAGAGGAGATACAAGAAGAGTTACAAAAAGAAGATCCTAATTAC